GCTATTATAAGTAGTTCCATATCTTGCTAATTTAAAGTTACCACCAGTATCAGCCCACATCCCCCATCCAGCAGTAGAAGAATTACTTTGTGCAATAGTTAAAGCATAATCATCTGATGCACCTTTAATAGTTACACCATTTGAATAACCGCTTGTTAAACCTACAAACAATCTACCACTCGCATCTAATGTCATTGCTTGGGTAAATGATATAGCGTTACCTGCCGTTCCAGAAGGTGCTTGATACCAAATGTGTGCGCCACTTCCTTGAGAATAATAACTTGATGTACCAGTAGCAGCATATCTAAATGCGTCATCAAAATACCAATTCTGCCCAAATGTTGAAGTTCCACCTGCTGAAGTGTTAGCTGTAATAACAGTTCCACCTAATGCACCTATTTGTATTGCTCTAACACTTGAAACCCACGCACTCGGAGTTACTCCTAATCCTAAATTGCCATCACTTGTAAGTACCATTCTTTCAGCTATACCAGAACGAACAAAATATAATGTATTGCCTGTATCAGCTCCTATGTGCCATCTTTGAGTATTTGAAGCTTGTAAACCTATAAAACCATTTACATTAAACTTTTCTCCTACTGTTGTACCATTAATGGTTACACCGCTTCCGTTATCAAATACTTGACTATTCCCTATTGTACTTGCACCTGTAAACTTAGGTAGGTAGTTTGTTGTACCTGTTCCTGTTACAGGGTTAGTTAAAGTAGAAGTAGAACCATCTGCCATTAAATATTGACTTGATGTACCTCCGCTCTTAATTAAACTTGATGCAGTTACTGAACTTGAAAAACTTGCACTTGTACCACCTAAGGCACCTGTAAGCGTACCACCTGTTAAAGGTAGGTAAGCAGATAGGTCGCTTGTAAGGGCTAAAGTACCAGTAGCACTTGGAAGTGTGTAAGTATAAGTTCCGTTACCTATTGTTCCTCCAAATACAACACCTAATCCGGCTGCATCAATACCAACTTTATTTGAAATATTTAAACTTAATAAATTATATTGAGTTGTACCTGCAAAATCAGTACCCCAAATTGATTTATTATTTTGTAAATAAACACTATCAGTAAGACTTATAGAAGATGCACTTAATCCAAAAGCACCTAAATTAACTGCTCCTGTTGCACCTGTGTATGGTACATAACTACTAAGGTTGCTTGTCAATGCTATTGTACCTGTTGCTGCTGGGAATGTGTATGTGTAATTACCTCCAAAATTAAAGTTTAGTGTACTTAAATTGCTTGTATCACCATCTGCATAGATAATTCCACTTGTTGTTCCATAGTTTGTAATGTAACCACCTGTATAAGCAACTAAACTTGGAGTTTTAGATATATTAATTTGTCTATCAACAAAAACTAAACTTGTAAATTTTGCACTATTACTAAAAATCTTTGAACCACTAAACGTTTGGCTTCCTTCAAGTAATGCTAAAGTACCAGATAGGTCTGGGAATTTATATAATCTTGATTGTGTTAACAATGAATTATCTAACTCTGTTGCATAAGCTGCTGCTTCTCCATAATAAATATTTAATTTATTAACTCCAATAGATGAAAGTGTTGCATATCCAGTATAAGCAGCGGCAGTTCCATTTTGTTTTAATGCTATATGTCCACCAAAACTACCTGAACCATCAAATTTTGCAGCATTAGCAATTAAAAAATTAACACCTAAATTTACATCAGCAGTCGCACCTGTATAAGGAACGTATGAACTTAAATTGCTTGTTAAAGCAAGAGTGCCAGATGCATTAGGGAAAGTGTATGTATTGCTTGTTGCAGGTGCAAATTCTAAATCATTTATATAAGGAGTAGAACTAATAGCGTAACCTATACTTATACTTCCTACAACACCACCTATTGAAGTATATCCATCAACAGTTCCTAATGTAGAATCTTTTAATAGGAATCCACCATCTGTTCTTAAAACACTACTAAATGTTTTAGCGCCTCCTATTGTTTGTGCTAAATTGGTTATTAATCCTCTATCTGCAACACCTGCATTTGGTATGTTAAATGTATGTGTATCGCCACTTGAAACAATGTTAAAGTCAGTTCCGCTTGTTCCTGTTGTTAAGTATTGAGATTGGTCAGTTAAGTTATTTAAAGAAACCATCCCTTTAGATAAGGTAGTAACTACTTGACACAAATGACCATTCTCAGTATGTAAAGTAACTGTTCTACCATCTACGTTTACATAGATTCTAATTGCTAATCTATCTGTTAAAGCTAAAGCAGCAGTAGCGACAGGAATAGCAAAATAGTAAGGTGCTATTATAGTTCCTTGATTGATATACTCTGGAACTCCAACACTACTACCTAATAAGGTAAAAGTTGTGCCATCGTACTTATAAAGTTCTGCATAGAAAAAAGGATTACCTGTGTTGTTGTTTACGCTAAAATAAAACTCACAATTAAAGTTACCGCCAGGAATTGATAATACATCAGGGTCGTTAGCATCCGTTAAATAACTTGCCACATATCCGTTTGAAGATATAGCAATGTCAGTTCCAGCACCTATGATTGGTTCTTTATTTAATTCTCTATAAGCAACACCTCCTATTGTACCTTGTGAAACACTTGAATTAAGATAGTAAGAAACCGAACTACCACCACCACTTGATGTTGGAAAGTCAGCTAACGTACCATCACCTCTCACATATTGTGAAGCAGCACCATCTAAAGCGGTTATTACCCCACTATTAGCCACTACTGGACCTTGTATATCCCTAATCTTTGCTTCGCCTGTAACTTGTAATTGACTCATAATATTTTATTGAAATAATCCACGAATATACTCCCCAGCTTCTAAAGGTCTACCAAAAGTAAGAACCCCAGTTGCCGATACAAACTTGACATCATCACCTGTTGGAGTTCCTGTTGTTAAAATGTTTTGCGCATCCACACCACCTCTTGAAACGTACAAACAAGCATAACCGATTGTGTCAGCAAAAGTAATTGATGTTTCGCCACCACTTGCCGTGTAACCTTTTGTCTTAACAGGATTTGAACCTACTATAATCACACCGCTTGGGTCAACCTCCGTTCCTGTTGTATTGTATGCACCTGTACCTTGTAGGCTAATATTGTAAGTAGCCACATCCTTTTGTGGTGCGTTTATTGCTAAACTTGATATATTACAAGTTCCGTTAATAATTGTTAAACCATCAACTCCATTATCCACTACGAACTTAATCTCTATTGGTTCTCTTGCTAACTGCTTTTCTAACATAAACAAATAAGAAAAACCAGTCAAAGTAATCAAACCATCACAAGTTACATTCCAAGTAGCCACATCATTTTTATATTCTCTAAACCAAGCACTTGATTGGCTTGTTACCTCTTTTTGATCTACGTTAACATTAAAGGTACAATTTGTACTACACGCAAAAGCGACATCAACCTCTGGGTCAACATCTGTTCTATGCCAATAAAGCATTACGTTATTTCCTATTACTGCTGCCATATTACAAATTTACGCATTATTAAAATATCTTTTTGGAGTTTCTATTGTAACATCTCCAATGTAATCAATAGTAGCAGTTGAAGCATTATCAACCATTGTAATCTCTAAAAGTTGTATTTGGCTTGTTTCATCCATATAAGGATTTGATGTAAGCCTATTTATTAAAAACTTCTTACCATTATAAGACAAAGCATTTGTGCTTGAATCTTGTATTGTATATGTTTTATCAAGATAAATAAATCCATTTGTTCCAGATATTGCTCCCAAATCACCTTCTAAAGTAGCTATATTCTTATTTAATAAGTTTGAATATTGACGCATAACTAATTCAGCCAACATACCAAAATCTTCTGGAGGATATCCGTATCTGTACCAATCCCTCCAAATAACACCATCTTCATCAAATAATAAACCTACATTATTTTGTATTGGTGATGCACCTTGAAATGGATAAATCGCACTATAAGGAATATCTATATCAGTTGCTATTTGTGATGTTGAACCAATATTTCTTGTTAATACAACTTGTTTAATTGATGCATCATTTTGTGTTAATTTTACATTCTTAATATATCCACCTGTTGCACCATTTGCTGCTTCAAACTTAACTCCTATTAAACCTTCAATAGTCAAACTTAATGCTTGTGAATAACCCATTGGTATATCAATAGTGTTATTAACATAAGTATTAAACGTTGAATATGTAACATCCCTAAAATGTACTGAAGTTGACCAAATATCATTATCTCTTAAATAGTAAGTTACTCCGCCAATGAAAGCCGTTATATAAACTCTTATTTTATCCCCAGCATTTGCGCCTTGTAATTCAAAAGACAAAGTTGCACTTGTGCCATACATTTTAGGCAAATAAGAATAATCAACAGGCGATAAAAAATAGTTTTGAATATAAGCATTAGTGCTACCACCTAAATAAAATACTTCATATCTATTTGATTGGTCTTCTGGTAAAACAACCAAAGTTGCTCTTGATGGCGCAACCTCAAACTCACTCCAACCATTTGCTCTTAATGAAGAACCAGAACCAGTAGTAAATTTAAAAGTTCCGTTATATATATAATTATTAGCATATTCATACGGCAAAGTTGATTGAATAGTTGGGTAACCTTTTCTAACTATTTTCGTTTGACTATTATTTACAAAATGAACATTACCATCTTGATAAGGTTGAATGTTTATTGTATTTGTTAATGTACCATTACCACTTACACTTGGCGCATCTTCAACAACATATCTTGTATAATATATTGTATCAGCTTGTTGATTCATTGGCAAAATATACCAATTGCCATTTGCTTGGAATAATCTACAACCAAAAGTCTTAATTATATTCTCTAAAATTGTATAATAATCTAATTGATAAAAATCCCTTTTGTATTGATAGGTTTGACTAAATGGTTCATCCCCACCAGCATCGCCTCTATCAAACATTCCATCTGCATAGTAAGAACAACAAGCATAAATAAATATCATATCTTCAAATGGCAATGCATTTAAGCAAGTACCTATGATGTCAATTAATTTAATTAATGAATTTACATTCACATCACTATCATAATATATGTATCTTAAAAATGAAAGTCCATCAATACAAGCCATACTTACCTCTTGGTTACCTGTTGTAAATGGAACTTGTATATAATCGTTAAGTAAAAAACCCCTCCATTTGATTACATTATCAATAACTAATTCAACGTAATATTTTGTTTCATCAAAGTTTAATAAGTCAGGGAAATTATCGTAATCATCTTGATCTGATATAATAAAAGACACATTTAACTGCGAAGATATTATAGAAGCAATTGGGTCTTCATTTGTAGCATTTGGTACTAAAGAAACATTTGTTCCTATATATGGAGTAACAGTTGCACCAACATAGCTTTTTTCATATATCTTAACTATTAATGATGTTCCATCTCTTAATTCTTGTGTTATTGTATATCTTAATCCGTATGCCATTATGCTAAACTAATGTTTTGTCCTTTAAGATTAGATGCCTTTTGCGCTCTATTTGTAGCCAATAATAAATCTTGTCCTCGTAATACAAATTGACCTCCATTTTGAGTAGAGCCAAAATCACTTGCCAAACTTGTTAAACCTCCACCTCCACCCACAGTTGGCAATCCCAATGCAGTCATCACAGCTTTAAATATTAAAGCCTTAATAATCATTGCAGTCAATTGAGCAATAATTTGTTTAAATGATTCCTCTAATGCTTTTCCTATATTTTCACCATTTGCCATAGCTTGAAACATTGCTTCAAATGCTGGTGTAATTGTATCAGTAATTCCGTTTGCTAATTGTAATTGAGTATTGTATGCTTTTAATGCCGCTTCATTTTTAAATATTTGTTCAGCATTATATTGTTGAGCAAACATTGGTAAATCCTTACTTAGCTTACTTGGTGTTGCAGGTGTTTTTATTTCATTTTCGGTTTGTATAATTTGAGTTGTACTAACCTTTAAAACCCTTGCTTGTTTACCTAATTTCTCAATACTTTTTGTTGCCTTATCAGTTGCTTTTGTTGTCTCATTTGCGCCTTTAGTAAATGTGAAAAAAGGGTCTTTAGTAGCAGCAACATATAAATCATTTACTGAAGTTCTTAAACCTATAATTCCACTTCTTAATGCCAATGCTTCATTTCTTGCCTCTATGTTAGCATCCTTTGCTTTAGCAATTGCACTTGCTTGATAAACAGATGCGTCTGCATAACCATTAATAGCTAATTTAGTTGACTCTAAAGTTGCATAATATTCCCTTCCTGTTTGTATTATTCTTTTATTTGCTTCAGCTAAAGCAATTGTTTTATTAGCAATTTCATCAATGTATCTTGTAGTAATTGCTTGATTTACTAAAGATTGAGTATATAAATCAACTGCTACTCTTGCTTGGTCAACAGTTGTAATTGTTGATGCGTATGCTTTATTTACCTTGCTTAATTCAGTTACAACCGCTTTAAATGCCTCTGCTCTTTTTTGCTCACTAACATTTGCATTTTCACTTATAGATAAATATGCTTGTAATCTTATGCCTGTTTCACTTGCTTCGGCTCTTGCATCTCTTAAACTTTGAGCAAACTTATTTTCAGCTTTAGATGCTTCAGTTGTTCCACTTATGAAATCAGCTATTTTAGGACCAAATGCAACTATAATTGATGAAACTGCACCCAAAGCTAACCCAATACCTGCTGGACCCATTAAACCACCTGCCATTGCTTTCAAAGCAGCACCAGAACCTCCAGCCTCTTTACTTAATTTTTGAAATGATTCTAATAAAGGATTTAAGTTATTTGCAATACCAATAAATCCATAAGGAGCATCTTGTGCAACTCTTGATAAGTTTGATAAAGCATAAGTAGCTGAATTGCTTGTACTTGGCAACGTTTTAAACGCATTACCTAATTGATTTGTTGCGGTAACTGTTTGTTGAATATTCTGTACCGCTTGTTGATTGTCTGCGGTTATCGTAATTTTTAACGTTTCTTGTGCCATTTTATTATTTTACTCCATACAACTTTAATGTCCTTGCCAATTGTTCTTGTGTCAGTTTAGGCTTATCATCTTCAACTTCATCACTTGGCAAAGGAAAAAACGATTTTAAGCTCTTTGGACTTTTCTCACTTGTATTTACTTTATAAATCAAATAAGCCACCATCCTTGTCCTTTCCCATTCCCTTACCTCTTTGTTTTGATAAGCCGTTTTATATAATAAAAATTCTCGCCACGTCAATTGCCAAAACTCGTTAATCGTTAAGCCAACTTCAATAGCGAGAATAATTATTGAGTCCCAACTATAAAACCCTAATTTTTTTTTTCGTCCGTTTCCTTTTCTGGCTTTAAATCTGGAGTCATTGAGTCTTGCATATATTTCATAAACTCAACCAATTGTCCATCTTTTGCCGATAACCCACCAACTTGGTCAATCCATTCGCACACCTCAAATTCATCAAAGTCAATAGGTTTTTTAAGGCTCTTGCATCCACTTTCTGCTGCGGCTTGTACGATATGAACGATTGTATCTAAGTCATAAACCCCTCCAGATAAAACCTCAATTAGCTGCATTAGATTTTTATTCTCTAATTCGCAAAACCTTTTCATAGCCCAAGTTCCCCACTTTAGGTGGATTGTGTTGTTGTCAGTCTTTAATTCGTACATAGTTTTTTATTTATTATACAGTTTCAGTTTGTGCAATAGGAGGAACACTTACTACGAAAGTTGCAGTAAATTTAACATCATCTTTATCATCTGCAGTTACACCGAAATCGCTAATAAAGACTAAAGAACCAGCACCACCATAAGTGATATCACCTGCAGCTGGACTTGCTTTACCCATCTTAATTGCGAATAAAGTCTTAGCAGCGTGTGCAGTATATAATTGTTGGTAGCTATCTTTAGATGGTGTACCTGTTTCATCAATTGCAAAACCTTCACACTCAAAAGATTGAGAAAAAGAAGGTGCTGGAGTGTACTCGTTGCCACACTTAGATGTTGCATCTATTGTGTCATTAGTTGATGTTAAAGAGTTTGTAGTCAAACAAGCAACAGGCTTGAATGTACCATCATTGTTTATGTCAGCTAAGAGGATATAATCTCTACCGCTTACTTTTGTTTCTGCCATTTTATTTAATTTTAAATTTGAGTTATTATTATGTTATAAGTTATCAATACTCTAAAAACGTTATCTAAAGGATTTAAGCCGTCTAAGTTTCTTACACTTTCAACACTTAAACTTGATGCCGTAAATCCGTTTGCCAATGTTATATTGGTGTCCGAATTAATTGCAGTCAAGACTAAGTCGCTTATAGCTTCAGCACGTTTATAACCAAAGTTAGCATTTTTTGTAATAATATCAACTGTGATGCTAATACTATTTGTGTATCCAGCTTTGCCTTGGTCTTGGCTTGATGTCCTACCTGTCATTACAATATACTCATCCCCTGCTCCTTCTGGCGCAAAACCATCGTAAACAACCAATCCACTCGCACTTGTCAAGTTAGTATAAAACCATTTCTTTATTTCTATATTAGGATTTAACATCTAACAATTTTTTTAGTCTTTGTATTAATTTTGGCTTTTCCGTTTCATACGAAGGTATTAAAAAAGGTTGAGGTCGCATTCCTTTTTGTAATATACTCCTTGCAATAACATAAGCTAATCCTCTGTCATTTTTGCCATCCCCAATGCCTTTTCGCTTAACCCATAAAGTCAAAGCATCAACAAAGTCCTTAAACTTACCGCCTTTTTGACCTTTAAATTGTGCAGCATAAGATGTAAAGTCAGCTGGAACATTTACTTGTGGACCAGTACCAAATTCTACATACGGCGAATAAGATGCCTTTGATTCAACCCCAAATGTTAATTGGCTTTCTTGTACTAATGCTATTTGATTCCTTAGTTGACCGAAATTGACAGGTGCAAGTCTTTTGGCATCGGTTAATATCTTTATAGCCGAAGCGTTAATCTCATCCCCAACATCTTGCTTTAATTTCCCATCAATGTTCTTTAAAGCATCTTGAATGTCTTTTAGTCCATTTAAGTTAACGCTAAATGCCATTACTTGTAAATTATTAACTCCAAGAACCTATTTTGGTTCTCTACGTTCTTAATGGAATGTATTGTAAATCTATCGCCTTCAACCTCTACTTCATCCGAATCTGTTATAGTAGCTCCATAACGAATATAAAGCCTATTTCTTTGGTCAAATTGCAATTCTGCCTCTCCTACCTCACGAACTTGATTATCTGGTCTTAAATCGCCCCAAACTGTGCTTTGTAGGGCAAATGTGGTTGTGTATCCACCTTGACCATCACTTGTTCTTGTGGCAGCATAGATTTTAACCTCACGAGTCATCGTGTTGGCATCAACGTAATTTGCTTTCGCTTTTCCTAACTTCATATTATAATATTGGGCTTATTCTTGTCCATCTTTGACAGGCTTTCCAAGATTTCTCACAAATACCAGAATCACCATCCAAGCCTCTATTTTCATAGTCATAAGAGATTTGGTCTAATATGGCTAACTTAAGGTCTTTAGGGATAGTTGTATAACCAGCCTCATAAGTAGCCTTTAAGTTGGCATATCTTGGTGAAACTAATTTAGGGAACTCATTTCCTATCAATTGTAAGTTAGGAGTTGTAACCTCTAATCCGTCTTGTTCCATATCAAACAACTCAAACGTATCAATGTCAATTGGTCCAAAAGGAATCTCAAAATTACCACTAACATTGTTAAAATAAGTAGTTATGTCTTTTGGTATTAAACTCAATCCTGTTGCCACTTCAATAGCCTCTCTTGCTTGTGTAATCATTAACGTAATTAAAGTATCTTCAGCGGTTGTAGTAACACGGCAATATAATTTTGCTTCTGCTAAAGTAACTGGCTCAACTATTGGTGCGATAGGAACGGCACTAAAGTCATTAATATAATTATTATAAAACATACCCTTTTTTTTACAAAATTACTTAATTTATTCCAATAAAAAACCCCCACCGAATTGGTAGGGGTCATTATTTACTAAACCTTTAGAACTATACGTTACCCATATCTGCATAGATAGCAGATGTAGTCAACATTAAGTTGATGTCTTCGTAACACTCAATACGAGCAGTTACCAAGTTCTTTTGGAAGTTTTCGCCATTCTCATAAGAGAATTCAATTGCTAAACCTTCAACTTCAACTCTTTCTAAGTAGCTATTGTCAAAGATTAATACTTTGTCATCTGTTACCCAAGAAGCAGATACAACAGGTACACCCCAGATTGTGATTCCGCCATTAGGAGAAACGATAACACTACCATTACCAGCATAGTAACCAGCAGCAACAGTTGCTTTCAATAAGCGACCCATTTGCGTTTGAGATACTAAAGCATAAGAAGGAACGAAGTTTGCAGTCTTTTGGTTACCGATGTAATCAATCAATTGTAATAAATCGTTAGTTTCAGCAGTTGTAGTTGAACCAGTTGCAGCACCAGATACAGTTGAGAAGAACGCAGCGTTTTCAGCCTTGAAGAAATCTCTTTGTAACATTCTTGGTAAAGTCTGTGTCATAAATGGTAAAGACTTTAACATTTGCTTAGAGAAAGTTGAGAAACCAGCTAAGTAGTCGTTTACAACTTTAACTTCAGTCAAAGAGTAGTT